TGAAATTAAATATGTAGATTTTCAAAATCCATTTTATCAAGCAAATGCTATACATGTATTTAGATTGACAGTTGAACTATTCGAGTACAGCTCAGAAGATATGGCTACAGGTATTGAAGCTATAGATGGCATAGAAACAAAATACTCTCAAGACATGTTAGAGTATCAACTTAAAACAGAAGATAATTACTTATTACTTAAAGAAGATAGTGGAAGTTTAATTAGTGAGGCTTATCAAACATCAGTATCAGAACCAATAGACAACCAGGACTTTGATAACTTACTAACACTAGAAGGTATATTAGACTTCAGTGAACGAAATCCATTTGGTGAGATAGGAGCTTAGTATGTTTAAGGATAAACATTTTTATAATCAACATATACGAAAAGCTATTATATCCTTTGGTACAATATTCAATGATATAAACATTGAAAGAAAGAATTCAGCGGGTGCAGTTACACAAGCACTAAGAGTCCCTTTATCTTATTCTACAAAACAAAAGTTTATGACTAGGATAGCAAGGGTAACAGATACAACTACTAGAGGCGAAGTAGCGTTAACACTACCTAGAATGGGGTTTGAAATTAACGGTTTAAACTATGACCCTGCTAGAAAAGTAGGACCTATACAAAAAACAAAAGTAGTAGGTACAGGAGATGATGTCAATACAGTAAGACAAGTATTTGCATCGGCTCCATGGAACATGGATTTAGCATTATATATATTTGCGAAGAACCAAGATGATGGATTACAGATACTGGAACAAATACTTCCTTATTTTAATCCTGATTTTAATATTACAATAAATGATCTCCCTGCAATGGGAATCAAAAGAGATTTAAAAATTACATTAGATAATGTTAGTTATGAAGATGAATACGAAGGCGAATACGCCAACAGACTTAGTGTCGTTTGGACACTTAACTTTACTATGAGACTTAATTTTTATAGCCATGTAAGTAATGCAGAAGTAATTAAAACTGCTATTGCTAATATATTTAATGAAGACGGTAACGAATTAACACCATTTAGTCTCAGTAAAACTGGAAGTAATAAAGGAACTGTAACAGCAAGTGTTAATCCTTTATCAGCCACACCGGCTGACTCGTATACATTCTTGGAGGAATTTGATGAAAACTACGAAGAATAGTGGCTTTGAAGAATTAGACAAAGCATTTAAAACAAAAGAAATAACAAAAGCTTTAGAAACTAATCTTAAAAAATCTGAAGAAGAAAGACAACTACCAGCAATAGATATGTCTGAGGCAGATAAAGAAAAGCTACACGCAAAACAACAAGAAGAAGACTTACAATACGCTAGGAGTATACTTAAACAGGCTGAGGCATATAATGCTGAGGCTATTGAAGGTATATTACACATAGCTAGAAACTCAGATCAACCTCGTGCTTATGAAGTAGCAGGTGGATTAATTAAAAACTTACAAGACACAGCTAAGGACATGCTAGAAGTACAGGAAAAGCATAAGCGTATATCTGGTGTTGATCCTAAAGGTAAACAAATTACAACACAGAACAACATGTTTGTAGGTAGTACAAAAGAATTATTAAAAGCATTAAAAGGCGAACAAGCTAAAGACATTATAGAAGGCGAAGTACAAGACGATAATGGCACAACCTGAACAAGTATCATATCACGGTAATCCTAATCTTAAACCATTAGCATATCAGCATGATTTCACAGCAGAAGAAATATCTGAGTATGTCAAATGTCAGAAAGATCCTAAGTATTTTATAGAAAACTATGTCAAGATTGTTACACTAGACAAAGGATTACAACCATTTAAATTATTCGATTGTCAGAAAGGCAAAGTAGATCTCATAATGAATGAGAGAAAAGTAATTTTAATGGAAGGTAGACAGCAAGGTAAAACAGTAACAGCAGCTGCGTGTATATTACACTACACAATATTCCAAGAAGATAAAACAGTAGCTATTATGGCTAACAAAGCCTCAGCAGCTAGGGAAGTATTAAACAGATACCAAATTATGTATGAGAACTTACCTCTGTGGATGCAACAGGGTGTTAGAGTATGGAATAAGGGTGATGTAGAATTAGAGAACAATAGTAAAGTACTCTCAGCAGCTACAACAGCATCCGCTATTCGTGGTAAATCAGTTAACTGGTTGTACATTGATGAGGCAGCAATCATACCTAACAACATAGCAGACGAGTTCTTTACTTCTGTTTATCCTACTATCTCAGCTGGTGAAACAACAAAGATCCTACTTACATCTACACCACTAGGTTATAATCACTTCTGGAAGTTCTGGAATGAGGCAGAGAAAAAACAAAATGGCTTTGAACACATGTTCATACCTTACTATGAGATACCAGGAAGAGATGAGAAGTGGTTAGAGGAACAAAAAGGACTCTTAGGTGAAGTTAAATTTAACCAGGAGGTTATGTGCGAGTTCCTAGGTTCAACAAATACTTTAATTAATGCTACAACTATAGGTAGATTAAGTACAAAAGAACCAGAGTATACTAACAATGGCTTAGATATATACGAAGCTCCACAGGAAGGTAGATACTACGCAATGGCATGTGATACTGCCAGAGGTATTGGTGGAGATTATTCTGCTTTCGTAGTAGTAGACATTACAGCTATGCCATACAAGGTAGTAGCAAAGTTTAGAGATAATTCAATAGCTCCTATGCTATTCCCAGATGTAATTGGAAAGGTAGGTAGGGACTATAACAACGCATTTATTCTAGTAGAAGTAAACGATATAGGACAACAAGTAGTAGAAATATTACATCAAGAAGTAGAGTATGAGAATATTCTTACTACGGTTACTGAACAGCAAAGACAGTATGTTAGTCCAGGCTTTGGTAAAGCAACTAAATTAGGTGTCAATACTTCCAAAGCAGTTAAAAGACAAGGGTGTTTTACATTTAAATCACTACTAGAAGAACAAAAATTATTGATATTTGATGAGCATATTATACATGAGATATCAACTTTTATTGAGAAAGCTAATTCTTATCAAGCAGATGAGGGTTATCACGATGATTTAGTTATGTGCATGGTATTGTTTGGCTGGTTGTCTAGTCAAAACTTCTTTAAGGATATGACAGATGTTAATGTTAGAGAAGGGTTATACGGACAGCAAATGGGAGAAATAGAAAGTAGTCTTACTCCTTATATACGACTAGACGGACAAGAACCAGAGTTTGAAGTCATAGGAGAAGATGTTTGGCTATTAGAAGATGAATATAATCCAGCAAACTTACAACAAAAACTAAAGAATCTGATTAATAGGTAATGTAATTACACTATAAATAACCGTAATTACAAAATGTAATTTAGAACTTTTATGATGTATAAATAGTTGGATGATAATAAAACTTGTGTCATTAAATTTAACATAAGATAATATAAACCGAGGAGAAAAACATGGCATTTCAGCTATCACCAGGTGTTCTTGTAAAAGAAACAGATTTAACTAGTGTAGTCCCTTCAGTAGCAACCACAACGGGTGCTTTTGTTGGTGACTTCGCATGGGGACCTGCAGACGAGATCACAACAATTAGTTCCGAGAACGACTTAGTCGCTAGATTCGGAAAGCCTAATGACACAACAGCTAAGGATTTCCTTACAGCGGCGTCATTCTTGGCTTATGGAAACAACTTAAAAGTAGTCAGATCAGTAGATTCAACAACAGCAACTAACGCAGTACAAAGCGGTACAGCTGTTCTTATTTCTAATAGCGAAGACTATTTCAACAACCATTCTACTGGTTCAGGAACCAATGGAATGTGGGCAGCTAAATACCCAGGAGCCTTAGGCAACAGTCTAAGAGTTTCTTTTGCAGATTCTAGTAACTTTGACACCAATTCAGTAGCTTCGGCAACTGTAACAGCAGGTGGATCTGGTTACACATCAGCAACAGTAACTTTTGCAGCTCCAGGTGCAGGTATTACAGCTACAGGTACAGCAACAGTAAGTGGTGGAGCCGTAACAGCAATCACTATTACTAATCCAGGTAATGGATACGAGGCTGTTCCTGCTATAACAATCGGAGGCGACGGTTCAGGAGCAACAGCTACTGCAGTCTTAGCTACAGATTGGAATTACAAAAATGAATTTGATCAAGCACCTTTAACATCTATTGATGTATTACAGGCAGGCGGATCAAACGATCAGATGCACATTGTCGTAGTCGACGAAGACGGATTGTTCTCAGGAACAATTGGAACAGTTCTTGAAAGATTCGAGGCTGTGTCTAAAGCATCAGATTGCAGAGCATTAGAAGGTGGTTCATTATTCTACAAAGACGTAATTAACTCACAATCTAAATACATTTATTGGACAGACCATCCAGCAGGCGACTCTACATGGGGTACAGGTAAAACAGGTACTGCATATACAAGTGGATTTACAACAGCAGAAGGCTATTGTTCACTAACAGGTGGAGTTTCAGATAGTCCTGACTCAGGCGATATACAAACATCTTGGACATTGTTCTCAGATGCAGAACAGACTGATGTTTCATTACTTATTACAGGTTCTATCGGTACTACTGATCAGAAATTTGTACAAGATAACATTGCTAAAACAAGAAAAGATTGTATTTCATTCCACTCACCACAGTTTGCATCATGTGTAAACAATGCAGGTAGTGAAGAAACATCAATTACAGCAGACAAAGGTTTGTTAGCAGCTACATCTTACAGTTTTATGGATAGTAACTGGAAATATATGTATGACCGTTACAACGATGTATACCGTTGGGTACCATTAAACGGAGATACAGCAGGACTTTGTGTCGCAACAGATCTAGATAGAGAAGCTTGGTACTCACCAGCAGGTTTTAACCGTGGACAAATTAGAAACGCAGTTAAATTAGCTTGGAGTCCTAACAAAACTAATAGAGACAACTTATATAAAATTGGTGTAAACCCAGTTATTAATTCACCAGGAAATGGAATTATATTGT